GATTCCCTATTAACAAAAACAAACACCGATGGAGGCACCCGCGCGCGAGCCCTTTGGGGGCTCCGCGCACGACGCATCGCGAGCAATTTCAACGCTGGCAAGCAGGCTGAAAGTCCAATGAATCCAATGGTTGCGCCCGATTCGATCGAGGCGGAGCAGGCATTGCTCGGCTCGATACTGATGAACAATTCCGCGTTTCATCGCGTGGCCGAAACGCTGCATCCAGGGCATTTCTCGAATGCTTTGCATGCCAAGATGTTCGATACGATCGGCAAGCTGATCAACGGCGGCCAGACGGCGAACCTGTTCAGCCTCAAGACGTATTTCGACAACGAGCCGGCCCTGAAGGCCGCGGGTGGACCGTCCTATCTCGCGAAGCTTGCGGGCGAGTCGGTGCATGCCGTCGACGCCGAGTCCTTCGGCCGCCTGATTCGTGAGACCGCCACGCGCCGCCGGCTGATCGAGATTGCAAACGAAGCTATGGTCCAAGCCTACAAGCCGGAAGCCGACCGCTCGCCCTCGGAGCAGATCGAGGCATTCGAGCGCCAGCTTTACGAGCTCGCTATGGACCACACGGAAGGGGGATTCGCCCCGTTCGCGGTGGGCCTTACCAAGTCCGTCACATCCGCCGAAGGAGCACACAAACGCGAAGGCGCGCTGACCGGGGTGTCGACCGGGCTGCGAGCCCTGGACACGATCTTGGGCGGCCTGCATCGCTCTGACCTGGTCATTCTGGCGGCTCGCCCGTCGATGGGTAAGACGGCGCTCGCGACGAACATTGCCGTGCATGCCGCGCAAAGATACCGAAGGGATGACGACGGCAAGACGACGGACGGGGCGTCAGTCGGCTTCTTCTCGCTCGAAATGTCCTCCGAGCAGCTAGCCACCCGCATCATCGCCGATCGGGCTGGCGTGCCATCGGAGCGGGTGCGCCGCGGGCAACTTACGTCGGTCGAGTTCGACAGGGTGATCGACGCATCGCAGGCCTTGCAAACGCTTCCGCTTTACATTGACGAGACCCCGGCGCTTTCCATCTCGGCCCTTCGTACCAGGGCGCGCCGTCTCAAGCGGCAACACGGTCTGGACCTGATCATCGTGGACTATCTGCAGTTGCTGGACGCTTCCGCGAAGCGCGACAGCAATCGCGTTCAGGAAATCTCGGAAATCTCGCGCGGCCTCAAGACCTTGGCGAAGGAACTGGATGTTCCCGTGCTGGCGCTCTCGCAGTTGAGTCGCGCCGTCGAGCAAAGGCAGGATAAGCGGCCGCAGCTCTCGGATCTTCGCGACTCCGGCTCCATTGAGCAGGACGCGGACGTCGTCATGTTCGTCTACCGCGAGGAGTACTACATCGAGCGCGGCCCGGAGGCTGAACGGTACAAGCTCGCCGATGTTGCGGGAAAAGCCGAAATCCTGGTGAGCAAGCAGCGGCATGGTCCGACCGGCATTGCCCATCTGCGCTTTGATGGGGCTGTCACTCGATTCAGCGACGAGCCGAGCGCCGCATGACCAACACCAAGCAGGAGGCCGCAGCGTGAGAGATGGAATAGCCCGCTTCGCCTCGCTCTATCAAAGCAAGTGACGCAGAACTGAAAGGATCAGGATGCGCACACCTCTAATCATCGACGTCGACAAGGTGACCATCGCCGTGCTGCTGATGATCGGCCGGCACGTCGACAAACCGTGCCCGACTCGCGAAATGTTGATAGAATGTACGCGTCTGCCGCGTCGTCGCGCATGGCAATTCGTGTGGGACCTGCACGCTCGCCGGTTGATTGAGATTGAGATGCGCGGAACCGGAAAGGGCCACCAACGCAGGATGCGCGTTCAAGGCGGCCCATGGACATTGTGGACCCAGCGAAGGGCGCCGTCGGAAGGCCAGACGCGACTGCTCGAAGAGATGAGGATGTGATGGCGGCGCTTGAAAAAGTAGAAGGGAAAACCAAGCACGGCGGCCGACGACCCGGATCAGGCCGCAAGAAGGGCACACCCAACAAGGCAACAGCGGATGTGAAGGCTGCCGCACAGCAGTACACCACCCAAGCTATTGATGCGCTCGCGCACGTTATGCTGCATGGCGAGAGCGAGGCGGCGCGTGTCGCTGCGGCCGATAAGCTGCTGGACCGGGGCCACGGCAAGGCCAATCAGGAGCATAAGATCGAGGCGGGTGAGAGCCTGCTCAATCTCGTGCACGAGGCTGTTAAACTCCGGACTGGACCGTGAGTGCTGCAGCCACAATAGCCCGCTGGGCTGACAACCCGCATATCTTCGTCCGTGAGGTGTTCGGCGTCACCCCAGATCCCTGGCAGGACGATGTGCTGCAGGCATTCCCGCGGCAACAGCGCATGGCGATGAAGGCGTGCAAGGGTCCGGGCAAGACTGCCGTGGAGGCGTGGCTCGCCTGGAATTTCCTGCTGACGCGGCCAGAGCCCAAGATTGCGGCGACCTCGATTACGGGCGACAACCTCAAGGATAACCTGTGGTCGGAAATGGCGAAGTGGCAAAACCGCTCGCCCTTGCTGCTGCAGCAGTTCGAGTGGACCAAGACGACCATATTCGCGAAGGAAAAGCCGTCGACGTGGTTCATGTCGGCCCGGTCGTGGCCGCGCACGGCTAATCCCCAGCAGCAAGGCGATACGCTGGCGGGCCTGCATGCCGATTACATCATGTTCATTTTGGACGAATCGGGCGGCATACCTGACGCTGTGATGGCATCGGCAGAGGCGGCGCTATCCTCCTGCGTGGAGGGCCATATCGTCCAGGCGGGCAATCCTACGCACCTTGAAGGCCCATTGTATCGCGCCTGCACGTCAGAGCGGCGCTTGTGGCATGTCACCGAGATCACGGCCGATCCTGACGACCCCAAGCGCACCAGCCGTGTCAAGGTCGAATGGGCAAAGGAGCAAATCGAGAAGTACGGTAGGGATAACCCATGGGTGCTGGTCAATGTGTTCGGCAAGTTCCCTCCGGGCTCGCTCAATACGCTGATAGGCCCCGATGAGTGTCACGAGGCCACAAAGCGCGCCTATCGCTCGGATGATATCGATGGCGCAGCGCGCGTGCTTGGCGTGGACGTTGCCCGCTTTGGCGATGATGCGAGTGTGATCTTTCCGCGACAGGGGCTTGTAGCCTTCGATCCGATCAAGCTGCGCAACGTGACCGGCATTCAGGGCGCAGGAGCCGTCAGCCGCAAATGGGAGGACTGGCAGGCCGATGCCGTGTTCGTGGACGATACCGGCGGCTATGGCGCGGCATGGATCGAGGCCCTGCAGCGGCTGGGCCGTGCACCGATCGGCGTGGGCTTCGCCAGCAAGCCGAACGATCCACGCTATGCCAACAAGCGCGCTGAGATGTATTTCGAGGCGGTGGGGTGGATCAAGGCGGGCGGCGCGCTCCCCAACTGCCCGGAGCTGATCGCGGCGCTCACGCAAACGACATACACGTTCCAGGGCGACCGGCTGCTCCTCGAGCCGAAGGAACAACTGAAACTGAGGCTGGGCTATTCGCCGGATGATGCGGATGCGTTCTCGCTCACCTTTGCCCAGCCTGTGGCGGCTCGCAGCGCCTATGGATCGGTCAGCCGCGCGCGCGTCCTGCACGAGTACGACCCGCTCGACGCCTAGTTCTGTTGACCATAATAGGGCCTTTGAAAGCGCGGCCCTATCTTCGCGGCCATGGGCTCTTTCCTTGGCGGCGCTGCCTCAGGTCCGCAATACGCTCCCCCGCTTCCGGCTGCACCACCGCCGGCACCGACTCCGGTTGACCAGACGACGGTCGACGCGGCGAGCCGCAGCAAGGCGGCGCTCGCGGCACAGGGTGGCTATTCGTCCACGATCCTGACGGGCGGACAGGGCGTGCAGGACAAGGCGAACGTCGCCAGCCCGCAGCTCAAGACCATGTTGGGCCAGTAGATGGCCGCTGCCGCTCCCACGACCACGGACAAGGCGGACCAGAACGATCCATCCCTGCGGTCGTATTACCTGACGCGCCTTGCCGCGTTGGACTTCGAGCGCTCCGGCTACTGGGGCGTGTGGCACGATCAGTCGCGCAACTTTGCTCCGAAGCGCGGCCGGTTCAACGTCACGGGCAACGACAGCAGCCGTGGCCGCCGCAAGGACCAGCGCATCATCGACAGCACGCCGCTGATTGCCGTGCGTGTCCTGCAATCGGGCCTGATGACGGGCGTGAGTTCGCCGGCCCGCCCGTGGTTCCGGCTGCGCTTCGCAGATCCTGCGATGAACCAAGCCGATGGCGCGCGGGGATGGCTCGACGAAGTGCAGAAGCGCATCCTGCATGTGTTCGCGCGCTCCAACCTCTACAACTGCCTGCACACGCTCTACGCCGAGCTTGGCACGTTCGGCACGGGCGCGCTGATGGTCGATGAGGACGAGGATACCATTGTCCGCGGCTATCTCCTGACGGTGGGCGAATACTGGCTGGCCTCGTCCAAGCGCCTGCGGGTGGACACGCTCTACCGTTCGTCGTGGTGGTCGGTGCGCCAGATCGTGGCGAAATTCGGTAAGGAGAATGTGAGCGGCGGGATTCGCTCGCTCTACGATGCCGGCCGGCTCGACCAGGAATACGAGATCGTCCACGCGATCGAGCCGAACCCCAACGCCCAGCCGCCGGATGCACGCATTCCCAAGAGCTCGGCATTCCCCTGGGATGGGCGGCTCGCGCAGAACCTGCCGTATCGCTCGGTATGGTTCGAGCGCGCCGCGACGGGTGAGCGCCTGTTGCTGCGTGTCAGCGGCTATCACGAGTTCCCGGCCATGTGTCCGCGCTGGGAAGTGACGGGCACGGACACCTACGGCACCGGAGCGCCGGGTTGGATCGCCTTGGGCGATGCCCAGCAACTGCAGGTCCAGCAGCGCCGCAAGATGGAGGTGATCGACAAGCTCTCGAAGCCGCCCATGAAAGGCCCTCCGTATCTGGAGAACCGGCCTGCATCGATCCTGCCGGGTGGCATGACCAT